CACCAATTGAATCGCGATCATGTCGAGTAAACTGACACAACATCTCATCTGCTACCCAAGAATGATGGGGAATGAGCATGACATTAGAACAAACAAAAAAGGCATTTGTTCCATAAAATGTGTCATTGATAGTAGTGCTCATGAATGTTAAATTGTTTCGCACCATCTTCTTCAGATCGCTATGTGTTGTCGTCTTGCTCTTGTGTGAAACAGGAACACTCGTTACATGCAAATTGGCCCAATTCATCTCCTCCTTAATTATGTCGGTAAGATCATTGGCATCACGATCGTCTATCTCTTTTTGTGTAGGATGCATCATACCCTGGTTGCCGAAAACTCCTTTAGCCGATTTGTAACTACGACACATCATGTAGGCTGTCGCCAATAAAGCACTTCCCGCGAGAATATACTTAATTTTGGTAGACATTTCAATGCGATGCAGACGCTCACCAACAGTCGTATCACGAGTGGTTCGAATTAGCAAATTGTACTCAACAAGCCACAGATAAGCTCTAGCACAACAGAAAGCAAATACGATGTAAACTAGTGAAAGCAGCTGTCTTGGAAGCATTGCCCCTACTAACATGGTGAAAGAAATAGCCAAGACCAATCCAAGATATTGCACGTAGCGAGGAAAATAACCATACCAATAAGCATACAAAATGCGAACACCCCTATTCTCAAAAAATCGAGATGGAGTCCAATTCGCGATAGTTAGCAAAACTGGGTTGGTAAACTGTTCCAAACGGCTAAATACATCATCCCAAGAGTAATCACTGGAAAAAGAATTAACAAAATCCGATACCTTTCTACGCACATACTCTCCAGAATGATTTACATATGGTCGTGGCTTCTTCCTCAATTCTTCTTCAAAACGTGCCTCAGCAAACTCTGCAGCATTTGGAGGCTTCCAATTCTTTGGAAGAGGGACAACGGTCTTCTGTTTTGGTGTATCCACATATGTAACAACATGTTCCATATCGCCACACATACAAATTGACTTGTGAGATTTACACCCTTCGCAGAATGCCATCCTTTTAGCTAGATGACTATTATTCTTAACGATTCGCTTCTGCTCGCCAAAATGCCTTTTTGAATCGGCATTAACGAACTTCATTACGGTGTAAATATCAACACCATTCATTTCAACACCATTCCAGACTAATGTTCTCCAACCAATATCATCAGGTTTTCCTCTCGTTTTACTGGGAATAGGATATGCCTTTTCAACTTTGAAGTGCCATAAGTCGGGTACATCAGGAATATCATCTTTACCGTAAAATTCCTCCACTAAGCGAGTACTCAACATATTGTTCTCAGCAAACTGTGGTTTTACGGTTGCAGTTAAAATAATATCAGCACGCCTCGCAATGGACACGGGCTCATTTGAATAGGTATGAGCACAAAAATCCTTTACATTGGTGGTGCATACGACAACTTTTGGCTGTATCGAAACTTTACCTTTCAATTCAGCTTCAGCCATGTTGGCGTACATTTTGACATTATTAACCAACTCCAAAATGCGGACAGTGGGAGCTGTTTCAACAAAATCGGCCTTTGTGTTGCCAACATCGTCGAGAAATACTCCATTAATCGATGATTTATAATTCGACATGTATTTGTCGTGCTCGTTCAATACAATCATCGATTCATCATCTGCGCGAAATCCATTGTAAACCAAACTGGAAACCATCAACAACGGGCCAATAGTTGACTTGCCAACACTGGATGTACCATAAATGCCAATACAATAAGGTTTCTCACGTATACCTCCTGATTGACGGTACTGTTGGAATGTGCTTTGTAAATCCTGTAGTTTGGTCAGCCGATCCTGCAATTGTTTCTTTATTAGACTACTCTTAACTGTCCTGTACAATCGCTTTCCCAAATCAATGGTATCAGCATAGAGTTTGTCCAAATCATTTTCATCAATAGATAACATTGCAAGATTTCCGGGTCGTGCATAATCTGCAAATTTTCGACATTTGAGATAATCTTCATCGAATTTTCGCATCTCATGCTCTCCATATAATAAAGGTTTCATGGAACCAGTTCGCATGCTTTCATAACCACCTTCAACGAAGTAGGTGACAGTATTGAGTGCCGCATCAGTTAGATCAAATGCACTCACATGCTTTGGAACAGATAACTCCGAAAATAGTTGTAGGCCAGCAACATCAGCGTTCATGGAAGATGCGCTAACTAAACCTGCCCCTATCAAAAGGGACAGCAATTTCGAAATTTTTGCAAAACCTTCATTGTTTACGGCCAATTTCCAATTGCTATT